CTATGTATGTGGTTATGGACACTAGCGGCATGCTATCTACCAGCGCAACAGTTCTTCCTTCTTTCTCTGAAGCTATCAGCAATATGCCTTCAGATAAGCGAGAACGTATGCAAAGGAATTACGACAGACAAATGTCAGGAAATCTTTCACGCCCGAATCATCAGTTATTTGTTAAGACTAATGAGACCATACGCTGTGACGCAGGCAAATTCAAGCCTCGCAACATAATCCAGACACCTGATGAACTCACACTTCTGATGGTGCCATGGCGTGTTGTAATCACAGATTGGCTCAAAAGCACCTTCAATACTGACCACATTTGGGCCATCGAAGACATACATGGAGTCACACATCAAGTGTGTATCATTTATGCCTCATCCCACAATCCTGATATGTTGTCTGCCGCTATAGCTTTGGCTATTGAGAACCCTTCCCTTATAGTGGTTTTCGTAGCCGGGGATGACTCTCTCGTTATCAATTTCAACTGCACCACCGAGGAAGATGATTTTTCCACTTACGAAATTACACAGCGCAAGGATGTCGTAAAATTCTTGCAAGCAGTCTATACCAGCATTGGTATTCCTGTTGAAATCTGTATTGCAGAAGCTGAATGTAGGAACGTTTCTTATAAAACCAGGCCCAAATCCGGGTATAGTTTTTCAGGAAATGGTCTAACTATACAGTCTTCTGGTTCCTTGACCACAACCACAGGCAATGGAATCGTCAACATTGGCGCTAAGATACACAGGATCAGACACGGTGAAATTTCGGCTGAGCAGGCGAATCGTGAATTGGGGTTTTTGTCTAAGAGTGTCATACATGAACATGTCTACACTAGTACTTTTCTCAATCAGTTCTTCACTTATAAGGTTTGTGATAATGACGGCTTTGTGCGAGTCAATACCCTTCCTATACCAGGAATGGTTTGGCTCAAACTAGGCAAGATTTTCACACACCCCGTGGAACTATATCAGAGATTGTTCAAGAAGAAAGTTTCGTATTGTGATGCTCTAAGATATTGCGCGTCGATGGTCTCAATCCCATTGGGCACTTTGCCAGGAAACATTCCTTTGATTAGTAGTTATGCTCGATTGTTAGTGCGTTGCTCGAATTCTATTCCCACAAGTATCCGCGACACACAACACCTCTCCGTAATAGTTGAGTCTGAACATAATCCTCTATTTAGAGATGCCGTGAAGAGGGGGACCAAACCGCCCCTCGTTCATGAAGAGTTGGATCAAGTTTATACTTTCTTGCATCTGAGATATGGTCTTTTTCAAGATGAAGTTCTAGAATTTGATCAAATGATTGACAATTTACCACCAGTCCTTCCTTTGATTATTTCTCACCCAGTCTTGGATAAGCTCTCCGCTGATTATTAAGCGTAGAGTAGGCCATGATTAGATAATAGAGAGGCTTGGTCCTCTACAGGCAACAGCGATCTACCCTAGGTCGCCGGGAAAGTGCGATCCCGCCTATGTGAGCATGTGGGCCCCCACAAAACAACACGATTCCTTTACCTAGAAAATAATGGAAGATATATCAAATGCTAACAACAATAACCAGAATATTAAGGTGTCTCCGACACAAGAAGATATCGACCTCGCCGCAAACGCCGTCTTGTCCAACCCGGACACAGACACCTTTGGGTTGCCCCCGGATCAATTCCGCGGTCTCGGAACTACCACTGCGCAACGCATCACACAACAGATCAAATTGGATAACTTCAATCAACCAACTGATGTGTATGTCGTGCAATGGCCGTTTGAACCAGTGGGTACCTCGGGAAACTCAGTAGGAGTTTTTGTGGCTGGTCTGGCAGATCAAAGCAGTCAGGGCGTCGTTGCCCCGGCCCCTTCCATAGTTGGTTGGGACCCTGCCTTTGCTGGCACCATCACTATGGGTGGTCTTTGCGTTTACATTATGGAAGCTGGGAAATCTCCTTTTCCCGGCCCTAATGGACCATACCTCCCTCTGGCAGTTGAACAACTGAGATTTGGAGAAGACATGCTACATGACTCCGCTCGTGCTATTGGTGGCTTCTATGAAGTCATTAATACTACCGCCGATGTCTTTAAGCAGGGTACTTCTTACCACGCTTCTTTGGAAAACCCCACCAATGAAGTGACTTCAGTAACATACGCTACCACAAACGGAGCTGATCCCGCTGTGGCATGTTTAATATGTGACCAAGAACTCATGCCGTTCGGCTCCACTACAGAGATGACAAAAGTCCGCAATAATGCCACTCTCGCCGCAAGAGAGGGTGTCTTCGCTCCTTCCCGTCTGACAGTGTTAGATAATGCCCCCACACGTGGTATCAACTACTCCGCCATCTACGTTGGAGGAAACCAAGCTGGAACCTTAACCCTCACGGGTGGGCGAAGGTTTGCTATCCTTTACGGAAATGCTGCAGTGTTGACACATACCGCGGCTGGTGCCATTACATCTTACTTTCAGGTTGGAGCAAATACCGGAAAAGCTTACAAGACTAACATGTCCCTACAAATGTCTGTCTTCCAAGGCTTGAACACCCAAGGCTCTTTGACTTTAGTACGCCGTCTCGTCACGCATTGTCTTTGCACCACTGGTAGCGACTACTATTCCTTCGCATCCTACGGATCAGTTCCCCCTGATTCGAATGTTATGGATGCATTAGCGAAAGCTGTTGATTTAACTCCTG